AAAAAAATGTTGATAATATAAGACGATCTGAATTAATTTGGTTTCAAAATGAAGAGTGGTTATTTAGAAAAGTTTTTGCTTTTGTTAAAGGTGCCAATAAAGAAGCTGGCTGGAATTTTGATATTACTAGATTAGAAGCTCTTCAGTTTACAAAATATGGACACAATCAATTTTATAATTGGCACACGGATCATTGGTCTGAGCCAGAAAAACTAGAGAATAGTCTACAAAGAAAAATATCTTTTGTTTGTAACTTATCAAATCCAACTGATTATGTGGGAGGAAATTTAGAACTACATATACCTGACAGTGGTCCACATCAACAACCTAACATAGCAAAGATAAGTCAACAAAAAAATTTTCAACAAGGTAGTGTTGTTGTCTTTCCTTCTTTTTTATGGCACAGAGTTGTACCAGTTACTCAGGGATTACGTTATTCTTTAGTGGGTTGGTGCTTAGGAAACCACTTCAAATGATTTCTTATTTACCAAATATTCCAATATTAGAAAGTAAATTAGATATAAATCTATATAACGCTTTATATAAAGAATGTATAAATTGTGAAAATAATAATAAAGCGGTAAATCCATTAACTGGACCTGGCTTACCAAATCAACATTATATTGAAAACAAAGATAATCTTGTTAGTTTAGAAAATTACATATCTAAATTAGTTCAAGAATATAAAAAATCATCTAATCTAATTGATTATGTGCAAGTTTTAACAAACGATGTGCCATATCATTTTGGAAAACCCTGGATAAATATTCAAAAAAAATATGAATTTATTCCTATGCATCACCATGAAGGTATTATCAGTTATGTTATATGGATAAAAATACCTTATGAATCTGATGATGAATTAGAAATGGGTAAAAATGCCTCTACCTTTGAACTTAGTTATAGTTCTATATTAGGTTTCAACTTGCTAAAACAAATAAAGTTAGGTAAAAAGGACGAAGGAAGAATACTAATGTTTCCCTCTAAACTAAATCATCAAGTTTATCCATTTTATAAATGCGATGATACTAGGATAAGTATAGCTGGAAATATTTTATTGAAAGGATAATGATGCACAAGATAGATTTGTTTCCTACTCAGATTTGGTTAGAACAAAAACCAGAGTTTGTAGATTATTTAAATAGAGCTAGTGACCCTTTTATTAGAAAAGCAGAAGAAAATAATTTACTGTTAGCACAACAAACAAATTATTTTGGTTATAGTAACCACTCTACTAAGCTAATGAGAGAGCCAGTATTTTCTGAATTTAGACAATATGTTACTGATCAGGTTGCAAGATATATTAATGAACAGGGTGCTGACATGTCGAAATACAATTTAGCAATTACAGATATGTGGGTACAAGAGTTTGCAAAACGAGGAGGTGGTTTTCATTCTGCACATGTTCACTGTAATGACCATGTTTCTGCTTTTTTCTTTTTGAAGTGTAGTGATAAAACTTCTTATCCTATATTTCATGATCCTAGAATTGCAGCAAGAATGGTTCAACTTCCTGCTAAAGATCCAAATACTATTTCAGGATGTTCAGAATATATTCATTATAAGTGTATGCCTGGAACTTTATTAATTTTTCCAGCATATTTAATGCACGAGTTTCCACCAGATCATGGAATAGAACCATTTAGGTTTATACATTTTAACTTTAGAGGAGTGCTAAAATGAGTAGAAAATTTGCAAAAGATAAATACGAAATAGTTAAATCAGCTTTAGATCCGCAAACAACAGAATTTGTTTATAATTATTTTATGATAAAAAGACAAGTTTATGATACTTTCTTAGAATATAATTACTTGTCTCCGTATGATACAGACTTTGGTACTTATAAAGATGACCAAGTGCCTGGCACTTATTCTGTTTATGGTGACATAGTGATGGAAACATTACTATTAAAATTACAACCTGTTATGGAAAAATATGTAGGGTTATCTTTGGTACCTACAGTTTCTTACGCTAGGATCTATAAAAAAGGAGATGAATTAAAAAGACATAAAGACAGACCTTCTTGTGAAATATCAGCGACCTTAAATTTAGGTGGCGACCCTTGGCCAATATTTGTTGATCCAACAGGTAAAGACAATGTAATTAATGAGTTTAAAAAAATTCATAAACCAGATGCACACAAAGGTCGTAAATATTTATTAAAGACAGGAGATATGTTTCTTTATCGTGGTTGTGAATTAGAGCATTGGAGAGAAGAGTTTGACGGAGATCACTGTGCACAAGTTTTTTTACATTACAATCATGCTGATGGACCGTATGGCAAATCTAATTTATTTGATAAAAGAAAACACGTAGGACTTCCAAGCTGGTTTGCAGAAAAATGAAAGTAGGAATAAATATTTCTCACAACACCTCTGTCTGTGTATACGACAAAGGAAAAATTACTCACTTATGGAATGAAGATCGTTTTAGAGAAAATAAAGATTTTGCACCTTCTGCTGATGAAAGAACTCATGGTTTTCGTAGTTTTGAAAATTTAAAACTACCAGTAAAACAGATTTGCTTTTCTTCTTTTGGTAGAACTAAGTTTGAAGACTGTTCTGATCAAACTATAATTAATAATATATGTGAACAATTAGATTGTTATAACTACAAATTTAATATTAAACATCATCACCTGCATCACGCAATCTGTGCGAACTATTTTGCAAAATTTGATGAAGCTTTGGCGATTGTTGTTGATGGTGGAGGAGCTAGTATTTTCAGTGAGTATCAAGAATATGAATCTATCTTTTACATAAAAAAGAAAAAGATAAAAAAATTATATCAAAAACTTTCTAATTCAAGATGGGTTGCTAAACATGATCTTGATAAAAATATAAATGTCCCAGTTATAACAATGAAAAGAAAGGGTGTTGATTATGAACTTACATCTCAAGAACTTGCAGGTAATCTATTTGCTATCGATTCTATGCTATGTGGTTTTAAAGCGACTCATGCTGGAAAGTTAATGGGTTTAGCTTCTTACTACAAGAAGAAGAATAAATATAAATTAGATTTAAAGAAAATAAAAATAGCTCATGATAGACAAGAAGAAAATTTTAATCGAAGTTGTGAGTTAATAGATAAAGCTTTAAAATATAAGAAATGTAAGAATATATTATTATCAGGAGGAGTAGCAATGAACTGTGTAAATAATTTTAGATTAACTGAAAAATACTCAAAACTTAACTTCTTCGTAGACCCACTACCCATGGACAACGGAACAGCAATAGGGAGCGTAGTTTATCACAATGAATATACCAAATAATACTATCACTGATATACAACAAGCAGTACAAATACTACTTGATCAAAAACCCTTGGCTATTTTTCAAGGAGAGTCAGAATGGGGACTTAGAGCTTTAGGTAATAGATCAATGTTATTTGACCCTAGAAATAAAGATGCACAAGATATTGTTAATAAATTAAAAGGGCGAGAACTGTGGAGACCTTTGGCTGGCACTATTTTATTGGAACATGTGCATGAATATTTTGATTTAGGAAATTTAAAAGAAAGTCCTTATATGAGTTATGCAGTAAAAGCTAAGAAAAAAGCACTAGATGAAATACCATCAATTGTTCATATAGATGGGACTTGTCGTATTCAAACTTTAAAAAAAGAAGATAATCCAGCTTACTATGATTTAATAAAAGAGTTTTATAATCAAACTAAAATACCTGTATTATTAAACACATCTTTAAACCCAAGCGGAAAACCTATCATAGAGGAGCTGTGGAAAGCTGAAGTTATCATTACTTTTTCACTCTATCATCCGCAGAAATAAAGTGTTATAAATAGCCATTATGTTACAAAAAATAGGTTTTCAGCCAGGAATTAATAAACAAATAACACCCACAGGGGCAGAAGGACAGTGGGTAGATTGTGATAATGTTAGGTTTAGATATGGTACACCTGAAAAAATTGGTGGTTGGAATCAATTAGGTAATGCTGGCGAAAATGAACTTACTGGGGCTGGACGTGGTCTTCATCATTTTGTTAATAGTTTAGGTAGAAGATACGCTATTATTGGAACAAATAGAATTTTATATGCTTTTTCTGGAGGTGTATTTTATGACATACACCCTATTAAAACTACAACAACACTTACAAATGCATTTACCACGACTAACGGATCACCGACTGTTACGATAACTTTCTCTACTGGTCATGGTATTAACCCTCAAGATATTATTTTATTAGATAATTTTAGCACAGCTAGTGGATCTAATTTTAGTGCATCTGATTTTGATGACAAAAAATTTATGGTAACTTCTGTCCCTACAACAGAAACAATAACTATTACAATGCCATCAAACGAAACTGGATCTGGTGCAACCACATCGGGTGGTATTAGAGTACAGCATTATTTTCCTGTTGGATCTGCTGTTCAAGAAAAAGGGTTTGGTTGGGGACTAGGATCTTGGAGTGGAGAAGCTTCAAACGCAGTCACTACAACTTTAAATGGTGCACTATTAAATGATGCATTTGGTACTGGCGGATCTGGAACATCTATTGTTTTGGCTGATGCAACACAATTTCCTAGCACAGGAACTAATTTTATAAAAGTAGGAACTGAGGAAATATCTTACACAGGAATTACAGGTGGCACTACGTTAACAGGTATTACAAGAGCTGTTAGAGGGACCACAAGAGCTGCACACAGTGATGGCGCAACTGTAACTAATACCACGGACTTTGTTGCTTGGGGTGAAGCAGCATCAGGTGACTTAGTATTAGAACCTGGTATGTGGTCAATAGATAATTTTGGTGACAAAGCAATTTGTTTAATTCACGATGCTGAAGTATTTGAATGGGACTCTAGTTTATCAAATGCTACAACTACAAGATGCAATATTATTTCAGGAGCTCCAACTGCATCAAGACACATGGTTGTATCAACACCGGATCGTCACTTAGTATTCTTTGGAACAGAAACAACTATTGGAGATCCAGCAACACAAGATGATATGTTTATTAGATTCTCGGACCAAGAAAATATTAATAGCTATACACCTACAGCAACCAACACAGCTGGTACACAAAGACTGGCCGACGGATCACAGATCAGAGGAGCCATAAGAGGTAGAGATGCATTATATGTTTGGACTGACACAGCTTTATTTACACAACGTTTTGTTGGTCAACCATTTACGTTTGCCTTTTCACAAGTTGGAACTAACTGTGGACTTGTAGGGCAAAATGCATGTGTTGAAGTAGATGGTGCTGCATACTGGATGTCAGAGAATGGTTTCTTTAGATATGCTGGTAAATTAGAATCATTACCGTGTTTAGTAGAAGATTTTGTTTTTGATAATATAAATATTGAGTCTGGTAATCAAATGGTATCAGCAGGATTAAATAATTTGTTTGGTGAGGTTATGTGGTTTTATCCAGAGTCTACATCTACAGTGGTTAATAGAATGGTTTCGTATAATTATTTTGACTCGTCACCACAAAGACCAGTATGGACTGTAGGTAGTTTATCTAGAACTATGTGGCAAGACTCAGCGGTATTTACTAAACCACACGCTTTAGAATACGATGCATCAACAGATACATCTTTTGATGTGGTTGGAAATACTGAAGGTAGAACAGCATACTACGAACATGAAACAGGAACAGATCAAAATAAAAATGGTACAATCACAGCTATAACAGCCAATATAGTATCAGGAGATTTTGATATTACAGCTCAAAGAACATCACAAGGTCAGCAAACAGGAATTGCAACTTTTAGAGGAGACGGAGAGTTTTTAATGAAGATAAGAAGATTTATACCAGACTTCATATCTCAAACAGGCACAACTAGAATAACTTTAAATTTAAGAAACTTTCCAAATGATACAGCAGCAAGTTCATCATTAGGTCCTTTTGATATTACAACATCTACACAAAAAGTAGATACACGGGCAAGAGCAAGAGCTGTAGCATTAAAAGTAGAAAATACAGCTTCTTCTCAAAGTTGGAAGTTAGGAACTTTTAGATTAGACACACAACCAGATGGACGTAGATAATGGCAAAGATCGTACAAGTATTAACAAGACCATCGCAAGAGTATGACTATACTGTTGCTGAAGCACAAACAAGAGATATAGACGGTATTATAGTAAAATTAAATACTACATATCAACAAGAATTAAAGGATGAAGTAGAAGCTCAAAACTTCTTTTTAAATTAATGGCTAATAGTTTTATAAATAAAAAAGT